ATTCTAGGTATAGAAATTGGTACTAAATGACAGTGAGATATTGGTATTGCAAACCATAGTTATGAGGTTTAACGAACATGATAGTATGGCATGGGTTCATTCACATCAGACTAACAAAAAGAAACCAATGGAAGTAAGACAGTTTTACAGAATCAAGGGCAAGTTAAAGGGTTCAACACAGAAGCGTAAATATGAATTACAGAAGATAGGGCTATGGGAACAGCACATAGAACGCATAGACCAACTAGAAACCATACTGAAACTATCATGGGAAAATTATCATAGGGAACAGAATCCAACTAGACGACAAAACATACTAGATTCTATTGCAGGTATTCAACCATTACTAAGTGCGTATTATTCTGCTAGTCAAGAAGTGATAGAAAATGACACTGAAAAAAGTGTATCAGACAAAGGACATATATCCAACATTTCAAACTGAACACGATTCAGTTGAAGATGATATTACAGCAGACTTAGCGAAGCTGAAGTTTTTTTGTGGCAATATTAATGCCAAGAAGAATTGTTGTTTTAGCCACTTAGTAGGACTACCACAACACCCTGCTACCATGCAATCAATGAAGTTTATGCCACATCAGCTAGACCTAATCAAGCAATCCATGACAGATAAGCAGGTGAAGTTTCATGTCAATAAGAGTAGGCAGATAGGACTAACGGAAATAGTAATGAGAATAGTACAGTATCATTGTTTTGGCAAATACAAAGGTGGCAAGATATTGATTATTGCAGGTACTAGGGAAAAAACAACAAAGACGGTAATTAACAGATTGAAGATGCTGTTCAATAACATACGTTCTACTGTGAAAGATGATAAGCATGACCTACATATCTTGCTAAAAAACGGTACAGAAATTGAGGGCAAACCATCTAACAGTGAAGCAATCAGGGGTGAAACAAAGATCAAGGCAATAGTAGTAGATGAAGCAGGTCACTTTGCAATAGTAGATGATAGTGTTGTGCTAGATGCAATAGAACCAATCTTGCATACCAACAAGTCAGACATATTCCTAGTAAGCACACCGAGAGGGCAACGTGGATTTTTCTATGAACTAGCCATGAGTGAGAACGATTACAAAAAGATACAGTATGATTACACCTGTGCAGTAGGGTGGATTTACACTAACAAGGATATGCAAGAAGAATTGAAGCGTACAGACATTGATGTTGATCAAGAATACAGGTGTCAGTACACAAGTGCTAGAAGTTCTATATTTGGTGTTATTAAAGACGAAGCGATAGAAGATTTTGAGGTAGAAGAATATGGAAATAACTGACTTACCAACGCTATTTCAAATAGCAACAGCACAAGAAAGTAATGGGCAACATCTGGAAATATTAGATTCTATTGTAGAAACACAACAAAGTGAGATTGAGAAACTAAAAAGGATAATCAACGTTCAACAAGATTTGCTTGATGAAGTAACACATTACATTAAGACGGAAACATGAGAATCGCAGGTCTGGATTCAGGCAAGAAGAAAGACAGTTTTGCGTTTGTTGGTATAGAAATCAAGAACGATAACATCTATGTCATTGGCGTAAGAACGTGGCTAGGAAGAAACTATCTTGATGTTGAAAACTTGATAGCACAGATACATAATCAGAAACCATTTGACTATTACAGCGTAGAGATTAACAACACAGGTGAACACGTTTTTGAAGAACTGAAATATCGTCATAGGATTCCAAACGTAATACCTGTATTCACAACAAGGGAAGTCAAAGACCAATCAAAGATCAACACAGGCAGGGTAATGCCAAAGAACCAAATGGTGCTATGGCTAACGCAGATGTTCCAAAACAACCGTATCAAATTCCCTAAGCACAGCAACAAAGACATTGATGAACTCAAAAGACAAATTTCAATATTCAGTGAAGTCATAACAGAAGCAGGTAATGTATCGTATAGAGCTGAGGGTAACGAACATGATGATACAGTTATGGCATTGATACTAGCCTGTTTTATTGCTAGAAATTTCATTAAGGGTGTAGATGGTTTGCATCAACCAATGCACGTTGCAAGTAGATCATATCAGGTAGCCAAAGATGATGATGTATATGGCAGTGGAATACCTGTTTCAACAACACAAAAAGACTTTGCAGTGTGGAATCCATGAGTGTAGAAGTAGAACTAAACGTATCGGATTATCATAATTTAATGGGGTGGTATGAATTAGCGTTTGCCAAAAACAAGCCTAGTGAAATTCCTATGAAAGAACATTCAACATTTAGGAAACTATCGGTAATGGCAGAAGCCTACATTGAAGAACAAAAAGAACTGAAAGACGACAATAAGGACTTGGCATGAAATTAATCAAAAATGCTGTTAAGGGTGAACAATCGCAAAACACACATGGAACATATTGTGAACTTTGTGGTCACTATGATGAAGTACATTTTAGAGATACAGATTGTGAGTGTATATGCCATGACAAAGAATAACACAGAATTACGCTATGAAAGGCTACTAAGAGATTTTGAAGCCTTAGTAAAGAAACTGAAACGCAAACAAATTCAACTGATGGAAGTCAGGGCTAAACTAGGAATATCTGAATAAAAGTAATGCTCTACGTTTTGTAGGTATATTAGAGTGTAAATAGGGATTAACACCATGTCAAACGAAAATAGAAAGATGGTCAATCTGAATGACAGACAAGGCAGACTATTGGCACAAAGTAAATCTCATGTTGCTAAGACACTCAAAGATGAATGTGGGTGGACAGGCATAATCAATGAGGGTGAAGTGTGTGAGTTTGCTATGGAAGTATTGCTAGGCAAGAAGCATTACATGGGTTCTAAACATATCAGAACAGGGTAATAAAGTTCTATTATTGCCTTTCCATCTTCTTTTTAATTATTGTCAAAGAACAAAAAAGGAAGCAATAATACTAAAAATACTTCTAATAAACCCAATTTTGTAACGAGTGGAACTGCTGTACCTGCACCAAGAACATCAAAGTCAAACTATGCTAGTGCAAGTAAAACATTCAATCACGATAATCATCTGTATATGTATTCCAATCCATCTTACACAGACCAAGAATTAGAATGGTTTGAAGATGCGTGGGGTTCATCAGTAGCAGGTGCAGTGATAGACAAGCTTGTTGAATATACATTTGGTAACGGACTTAAACCAATTTTTGAATTAATTGATGATCAGGGATTTGATGATGATCAAAAGAAAAAAGAGTTAAAGAAATATGAAAAGGAATTAAACGAGTTAATAGACTACGATAAGAAAATACACTTTGAAAAGAAACTGCGTGATGCTATCACAATGACAATAGTATTTGGCAGATGTGTAGTAGCATTTGAGGGCAAAGGATTGCCAAAGGCATTAAAGGTTATTCACCCAAGAGATTTGGGCAGGGTATTCTTAGACCAAAAGAATTGGGGATTAGAGAAAGTCATAACCACATTCCCTGCTGATGAAATTTATCCAGAAGAAATGCTGTACCTAGTGAACAAACCTGATAGTCCTAAACGCAGAACAATGTGGTATGGTTATTCAGATATGCAACGAGTAGTGGGCAGTGCAAGAGCATTAAGAAGATTAGTTCAATTCGATTTTCCAGAAGTTGCTACATCAATGTGGGCAGGGTATGGAATGTTTATGATAAAAAAGATGGGAAGATCAAAAGCAGATGCAGAAAATGACATGAACACCCTACTTAATTCACTCAAAAGTGGTGCGTTCAATGCAGTTTCCGTAGATGCCAATGATGAAATTGAGTATAAGGAAATGGATTTGAAACCAAAGATAGAAGAAATGATACACCTTGCAGACTTCTATGAACGAACTATCATAGGTAACTTCGCAGTGCCATCAGCATTACTTGGCAGGGAAGAAGATCAAAACAGGGCAACGTTGCTAGGCAAGATACAATTCTTCCTAAGTGGTGTTGTAAAGAACAAGCGTGATTGGATTTCAGATCAAGTAAGCAAACAATGGTATGAACGCAACATGGTCAAGATGGGTATGGGTGACTTGTTAGAAGTTGTTAGACCTAAGCTAGAATTTGAAACTGTTATTGTTGAGAGTTGGTTCGACTTGGTTGATGCAGTGCTAAGAGTGAAAGGGGTATTTCCAGATATGCCTGATGATCAGTTATTAGAATTATTGAACTTGGAAGAATTAAAGTCAGAATTGGCACAAGCACCTACAAGAACAACAGATGTGCCACAAGGTAACATACCACTTAGTTCACCCCAAGACATTGTGGGCAAGTCATTAAACAAAACTATGTCACAAGCACCAACAATGTCACAGGCAAAAAGGATTGATGATGAACTAATCAAGGCTACATTAGATGCCAAGAAACTTGAAGTCTTGGGCAGAATTGACGATATGATAAAAGATGCTAACAATAAAAAATCTAAAAGTGATAAGAAACGCAGTTAGTGTATTTACTCTACTTGATGAAGAACAACCACCAAGAGTAGTATTCACAACACAGCGAGATAACAGGGTTGATGATAAGATATGTTTGCAGTTGGCAGGTATAACATTTGAGATTGATGATCCGTTTAGACCTGTTATTCCCATAGACACCCACCCTAATTGTCGTTGTTATTATGTTGATGAATCAACAGGTCAGGTTGTTACAAATATTTCTAGTAAGCGTGACATCAAACGCAGAAATGAATTAACAGATAGACAGCGTAAGAATGTAGTCAAGAAAGACAAGCATAACCTCACTGAACAGAAAAGGGAATTGATTGATAAGAACATAAAGAAACAGCAGAAGTATGTCACTGACAAACAGATAGACAAATACGAATGGCAGTTTAATTTAGAAAAGAAAGCAAGTCTGGAACAGATTGAAAAGTGGGTGATGTCAATATGACAACACATTATGATCAAGGTCACTGCACAAAATGTGGTTGCTACTACCTAATGGAAAGAACAGACGGTTGTAAATGTGAGTGCCATGAGTGATGAACTATTTTGGGCTTTCATGTGTGGTTGCTATCTTGTTGGTGGGATTACTATCGGTTACTACTTTTGTCAATGGAAGAATAGAAAGAAGAAAACAGGCACAGGTAGATGGGATTACACAGACAAACACCTACCTTAGTTCTATTATTGCGTTTAAGGGAAAATTAGATTATGAACATGAGTTACGAAATGCTTGGCATTATTGCAACATTTGTAATCTTAGGTTCTGTTTTAGCAGTAACAGGTGTAGCAACATCAGATATTGATTTAGGTACAGGTGAAATAAACCTACCACAGATAAACGCAGGTACAAGCACAGCAAGTC